TGCTGACTTAAATAAGTGGACTGATGCTTACTTTATGGGGGAAGAAACTCGAGCGCGTCTTGAAAAAGATCTTGATGCGGAAGGAATGGAACATGTTAATATATGTACGCATTATACATATATGGCTAATCGTCCTGGTATATGTGGTAACCCTCTCTTTGTTCATATTGGTAAAGCTACTTTTATTGCCAGTATACACGTCGCTGGTAGAGCTGATGGCCATTGTTATGGTATTGCCCTCACTGAATATCAAATATCTAGTTTTGTTGCCCATTATGAGAAGTCTATCATTTTACCCGTATTGTCGCAAGGGCTAATTGTTTTACCAAATGATGTTGAAGTTGGAGAGATTAATCCGAAACATTGTCTTAATTATGAAATGGCTCCTGGAATTGCTATAGCTGGGGGTTTGGTTGGTAGGCCTCGCAGCTTACCAAAGTCCATGCTAAAGGAGACTCCTTTTATTTCTATATTACCTGATCTTGTGAACCTATCACTTTATGATGATGATGGTAATCCTAGATATGGAGCACCTCTTATGAAGCCTCGGACTACTCCTACTTGGGTTAGCCCTTATAATGAATGGATAAAGAAATCTGGTGTTATGAAAAATAATATTGATATTAACGTTATGGAGGTGTGTGTTCTTGCACTCGTTGATCACTTTCTTAAAGGAATACGGGAATTAGAGGGTTTAGATTTTAAGATATGCCCTCTTTCGATATATGATGCTTTGAATGGTTCTCCTGAAAATGTTTATATGCGGGGTATTTCTTTTTCTACATCTGGCGGTTATTGTTATCCTGGTAGTAAGAGGAAATATATTTTGCCGAAACCTACTTCCGAGAGACCTGATGGTTCAGATGTTGATATAGGCGTTTATAACGGGATCTTAGGTATTATAGATAGAATAAAATTAGGTAGTAATCCATGTGTTATATATGGTGCTCAGTTGAAAGATGAGGTTCGTTCTCGAGAAAAAATTTTGTCTGGTTCAACAAGAGTTTTTGCTATGAGTCCTCTCGACGTTTTAGTCTTGAATAAGATAGTTTGTTCACCCTTTTACACATTGATGATACAGTACAGAGATATTTTTTGTACTAAAGTAGGCATAAATATGTATTCCAAAGAAGCTCAGGATCTTTATTATGATTTAGGTAATTTCTCTCCAAATATCATAGAGGGGGATTATAGTGGCTATGACACTAGTATGCCCTATGGAGTCGGTCTTATGGCTAATTCAATAGTTTATGCTGTTTGTAATTCTCTTGGCTATAATTCTGAAGCCCTTAAGCTTTTGAAAGGACTCTTATCCGATAACATTTACCCAAAAATAGTCTTTGACAATGTTCTTTTAGAAGTTGCAGGATTTCAACCTTCGGGTAAATATGCAACTGCTGAAGATAATTCATTGCGTGGACTTGTTCTTATATTTTACGCTTATACTGTGATGCTAACTCCCTTTGGTAAGGGTAGTAAGTATAACGTAAGTGTCAATTATACAGTAGAGACCTTTTTTGAATATATTAAACCCATTACTTATGGAGACGACGTATTGATATCTGTTAAAGAGGAAATTACCTCTTATTTTAATGCTATTACTTATGGCTCTTTTTGTAAGGAAGTTTTTGGGATGAAATTTACGGATGCATCAAAGAAAGAACATTCTGAGCCTTTTATTAGATGTGATCAGATGACTTTTCTTAAAAGGTCATTTCGATTTCATCCCCTGTTAAAGCGTTATGTTGCTGTTTTGGACAAAGAGTCTGTTGTTAAATCTCTGAGTTACATAATACCTTCTAAATATGTTTCTCTTGATGAGCAATATCTTCAAATGTGCAATGCTGCCCTATATGAGCTTTTCTTCTGGTCAGATACTTTTCAGGAGTTTGAAAGCAAGCGCGAAATACTAATTGCCACGCTTGTTGTTTACACGCATCTCAGTGATAAGGAGGTTCGTGAGCAATTGGTTAATTCATCGAGAATATTGGCAAATCTTGGTGAAAGAGTAGATGATGCTCCACAAATGTAATTTACTGGTATTTATGTAAATAAGCGTATACTATATTTATTTCAGGAAATTTGTGAG